GCGTACTAAGTTGCTTTCCTATGCAAGCGTTTCAACGCTTATCGGTCAGCGAATGTACCCAGATGTTTTGGTACAAAAAGCAACGCTACCAGCGGTGATTTACTACGTCATCTCAACGCAACGCGATCACATGGTAAGCGGTCTAGGCAAGTCTGCACATGCACGAATAACGCTCGAATGCTTCGCACTGACTCGAACGGCGGCGAGTGCGATCAGCAGGGCAATCCGCGAGACTGGAATTGATTCGTTTCGCGGCGTTGTCGATGGCTATACCTTTTGCGGTATCGACTTCGATAGCGGCGATGAATATATGCAAGATCCTCCAACCGATGGAAACCAGGAGCATCGGTATTTGGTTAGTTTCGACCTCCTGGTGCATTACAAGGAGCCTTAAACATGGCGGCTTTGACTGTTGCGGATACCGGGTTGGGGGCTACCATCGCCGGAACTGGCTTGGTAACAACTCAGATCACTCGCATCGGGGATTTCAATATCTCGGTCGATGCTCTGGATATTACGCATTTGGGCACCACGCTCTACGAGCAATTGCGACCAAGCGACCTGCGGAAGAATCCAGAAATCGAAATCGAGTTCAATTGGCTCGGTGCTGCTCCACCGATCACTACTGCGATGATTCCATCGGCGGAACCATACGCGGGAATTGCCGTAACGCTTACATTCCCAGGAGCCGGAAGCGTGCAGGGAACCGCGTTCGTCAAGAACGTGAAATTTCCAAGCTGCGAGAAGGGGGTTATAATGAAGGGTAGCTATACGTTGCAGTTTGACGGTGCAACGACTTTGACTTTCACAGCGGCTTAGTAAGGGGCTTTTATGTTTGCTCTCAAGCAACAAATGGGTTTAAGAGCCGACGGGGTTAATGTCCCGTTGGCACAGTTTCAGGTGACCTTCGATGAAGTGCTAGTTGGGTACTTGCCACACGGCGAGAAGGTGCAGCTACAAGCGTTGTTTAACTTTCCGCATGAGTATCTGACAGAGGGCGAAATGGCATCGATTGAAATGCAAGCGATGAACGCCTTGGGTTATCAGGTCGACATTGAACCGCCTGAGCAGTTCTCTCGGCAGTTTGTCGAGGAAGCGAAGCGGATCATAGAGGAGGATGAAGACGATGAGTGAACTAGATCGATTCCTTGCGGCGGCATCGCGTCCACTTCGTACTATCGAGGTTCGCATAGGTTCGGAAGTGTTTACGCTTCGTGAACTTTGCGAGGCTGATGCTGCGGACATGGAAGTGCAAATGCAAAAAGGCGAGAGCTTCGATTTTGCGAAGCATCGAAGATTGCTTGTATCCTATTGCTTGGTTGGTGGCGATGGCGAGCGGATCGTAAAAGATTCGGACGCACTCAAGCCGCTACCGAGACTGACGGTCGGCAAGTTGTACGAGCAAGCCTTGAAACTCTCTGACTACGACGCAGGCGAGATCGAAGCACTAGCAAAAAAATCAGACGCAACCGAAGGCTGACAATCGCCTTCCGGCTTGCGTTGCGATGGGGGATTGTTGACCCGATGGCATGGATGAAGAGCCTACCATCGGGAGCGTTAAACCAGTGGATTGCGTTTGATTCCATCGAGCCGATAGGCGAAGAGTGGGAGCAAACCGCGTCCATCGTACACGCAATCAACTTGCCTCTTTACGCTAGGGCTGGTCAAGAAATGCCGGAGGTAGCTGACTTCATGCCGACACGCTACAGGCGGCCAAAACGGAGCGCAAAAACGATGCTAAAGCAAGCCGCTAAAGCATCGACGCAAATAGCAGGACAGGTCAAAGCGATGTTTGGATTAGGAGCAAAGTAAATGGCCCAAACGATCAACGTCGCAAATATCAAGGTTGGGCTAGATGTTGAGGAACTGCGAAAGAATGGGCAGTTTACGCGGAATGAACTCAACTCAATCGCACGCATTGCAAGAGAGTCCATCGACCCGTTCGACAAGTACGAAACGGAACTCGAAAAGTTATCGAGGGCGTTTAAGGCCGGTGGTTTGACGGCTGATGCGTTTGCACGGACGCAAGAGACACTAGCCAAGAAACTCGGAATAACGGTGCCTACGGGTGCGATGGCTCAGTATACGCAGTCGATGGAGCAACTGCGGAACAAACTACAAGCGGGCACCATCTCCGCTGATGCTTTTCGTCAGGCTCAGTTATCGCTCCAGTCGCAACTTGGATTGACCACGAAGGAAGCACAGAAGCAGACGGAAGCGATTGCAGCGCAACAATCCGCAATCAACGCGGTTAAGGGCCTAGCGTTGGGCTATGTTGGTTTGGGTGCTGCGATAGGCGGCATCAAGTCCGCAATCAACCTATCTGCCGATATGGAGCAAACGAAGGTCGCCTTTGAGGTAATGACCGGATCAGCAAAGACCGCATCTGGTATTATGGCGGACTTTAAGAAACTTGACGTTGATTCGCCTATCAACTTCTCCGACTTCGCAAAGGCAGGTAAAACGCTTCTGCAATTCGGCGTAACGGCGGATCAAATCAAGCCGACGCTAGCGAGACTCTCTGCAATATCGCTTGGCAATCCAGAGCAATTCCAGTCGCTCGCAATGGCATTCGGTCAGGTGCAAGCCAACGGTAAGTTGATGGGGCAAGAAGTCCTACAGATGGTCAATGCAGGCTTTAATCCATTGCAAGAAATCAGCCGTACTACAGGCATTGCGATGGCTGACCTACGCAAGCAAATGGAGCAAGGCGGCATTAGTGCCCAGATGGTTGCCGACGCGTTTAAGTCCGCTACCGAAGAGGGCGGGCGCTTCGCAGGCATGAACGAGAAACTAGCCGCTACGCTATCCGGTCAATTTGCTAAGGCTGGCGGTGATGTTAAGGCGTTGGCAATCGAGATCGGTACAGCGTTAACCCCAGCGGTGACAGCGTTGCTCGAAGCATTCCGCACGCAAGCACAAGGGGCGGGAACACAAAAGCTAACTCAAGGGCTAGGCACGTTTGCTCAAGGCTGGGGCTTTTTGGTTTCCTACGCTCAGGGTAAGTCGAACGAGTACTTACTAAACCTCAACGAGTTGGCACGAGCCGAAGAGGATGCCATTGCGGACGCAATGCACGCCGAATGGATGAGGCTTGAGAATAAGAAGAAAGCCGACGCGGAAGCAGGTAAACTAGCAGAGCAAGCCAAGCAACGAGCGAAAGAAGAAGCGGCGGCGGAAAAGGCTAAAGCGGCAGAAATCGCCAAGGATGAACTGAACAAAAAGCAGATCGAGGAATTGAAGTCTCTCCGCGATCAGTACGACCAACTGACGATGAGCGAAGCGGAATACATGGCGGCGAAACAGAAAGCCGCAGGGTATTCAGAGAACGATATCAAGCGATACCAGACCCTCAATAAACTGATCGAGGAAGCGAAGCAAAAGAAGCAAGCCGAGCAAGATGCCGAGAAGATGAAAGAGGGCATGCGATCACCTCAAGAGCAATTGCAAGCCGAACTACAACGCATCGAGGGTATGGTAGCACTAGGGCCTGAGAAGGGCCTGAGTCGTCAGCAAGGCGATCAAGCAGCGATGGAGGCGGCTATGCGATTCGGTACGCAGAGCGGCCAGGAGATTGCCAAGAACATTGCACCGACACTCAAGGCTGGCACGAAAGAAGCGTTTACGTTTATGCAGCAAGAGAACGCCAAGGGTAAGCAACAAGCAGAGCAAAAGAAGATGGCAGAAGACTTGCTTACGGAAGCAAAAAAGGCTAACGAGTTGGCCGAGAATGCCCCGCGAATCGCTTTTAGGAGATAGTCACGATGGCCAATGAGTTAGTCGGCAGTGAGTTACGCAAGGGCAGCGGATTTGTACGCAAGGGGCAAGGCTTCTCGCTAGTCTTTGGCGAGGCGTGGAGCTTTCGCGTCAAGACCGATGACAAATCTACCTCGCGTCTCTCGGTACTGACTGAGACTCCAGGCTTGCCCCGCGTAGGCTTGCTGTACGGGCCTTTGGGCTTGGTATGCGAGGACTTGACCGCCGAGCGGGATGAGAAGCATCCGCTTTATTGGAACGTCGATGCTAAGTTTCAAACAGGCACCGAGGAGCAAAAGCAGTCGCAAGAGAATCCCGAAAGTCCTGATCCTACAACGTGGGTGCCAGTTTTTAAGATCGATTCTTTTGTCACTAAGGAGCGGGTGCTAGTTCAGGATCGAACTACGCCGACAGCAAAGAAGCCGGTTAACTCAGCGGGCACGCCATTCGATTCGCCACTGACAGAGACTCGATCACTTTGCCAATTCTCATTCGTTCAGTTCGAGGACGCCGGGCAAAAACTCAAGGTATTTTTAGATCGAAACGACACCGTTAACCAGTCGTCCTTTGACGCTATCGGGCAAGTCTTCGACGCTCGCACGCTGCTGCTCGAAGTGGTCGAGGCTGAGTTAGGATCGTACGCAGGATTCGCGGCTTGGCGGGTCAAGTACAAGGTGACGTACGACCCCGATAAGCACGATGAATTGCGGCTAGACGTTGGGCCATATTGGATCGATGCAGCGGACGGCAATAAACTCAAACGCTACATGGACGACACGAACACGTTCGGCATCATCGGAGCGTTAAACGGTACGACCGGAGCGAAAGCAGCAACGCCAGCAACGCTTACTTTCCGGTGCAAAAAGGAAATCAACTTCTCATCCTTCATAAGGACTTCGTAGCATGCCTGATGAAGTCCTCTACGCGTTTAACGATGCCGATTCCCTCGAACTG